TATTAATACGACCACCAAAGCCTGGTTTAAAGAAACAAACTATGGGTATCATAACTCAAAAAAGAGCAGACGAAATCTTTAGAGATATTGGTATAGAAGCAAATGGCTTCTTTATTATGAACTACTTAGCATACTGGTCATTAAGACTAGGTGGTTTTATGGCGTGGAATAAACATCGTAAAGTCAATGCTAAAATTAAATAAACTAAAAAGGAGTAACTTTATGAACTGGATAAACAATAGACTTAAAGAAAGAACATCATGGGATGGCGCAACACTAATTGGATTTGGTGTTGTTGTTGTTTTTTTTAGTCCCATTGCTAAGTTATGTGCATATGCAGCTATAATTTATGGTGCATGGACTTTGATAACTAAAGAAAACTAAATTAATTAAGGAGAACTGCTAACATGTCGAATGGATTTATTAAAGGAAATGGTAATAATGTATCACCAGATAAGAAGAATTTAGATACAGCAATTGAATTCCTGCAACGAGACGTTGTAGAGATGAAAAATATTCATATCAGATTAGACAAAGCAATTACGAAGATTATAGATGTATCAAATTCTATTCATATCATGTTAGCAGTTCATGAAGAAAAGATTGAACGACAAGATGAAATTCTTAGTGATAATACAACACAAATAGAAGAAAAAAGAAAAGAATTAGCAACCGATATTAAAGAACTTCATAGTAGAATTACTACAATTAATAGAGAATTATATGATAGGATTACTAATACTGAACAACATATTATAAATGAAAATCAGAAAATTCAGCAACAACTAAAGCAGCATATTGAAAGTTTAAAGGTTAACTTAAATGATAGAGTTAGTATTTTAGAAAAATGGAGATGGTTAATCATTGGTGGTGCAGTTGTAGTGGGATTCATATTAAATAAATTTATACAATTTTAATCTTGACTTTTTCTTTTTTTTCGTGTAATATTATAAGAAACGATTTATTATGTACAACCATATTGATATAGAATTCATGAGGAGATTAGCTCCTCAATTAGAACAATTTAAAGAAAAGGGAAATCATCTTTTTAATTTTCGATGTCCTTATTGTGGCGATTCAAAAAAGAGTAAAGTGAAAGCCAGAGGATTTGTTTTTCAAAAAAAGAATGATTTCTTTTTCAAGTGTCATAATTGTTCAGTGGGAAAAATATTGGGAAATTTAATAAAATATGTTGATGCAGATTTGCACAAAGAGTATGTAATGGCAAGATATACATCTGGCGTTCATTCTTCTGAAAAACCAACATTTGATTTTAAACCACCAGAATTCAATACACACGACCAACTTATATTTGAAGATTTTTTATATCAACTTAAAACTTTTGATGATTTAAAAACTTCATCACACCCAGCAGTAAAATTTGTAGAACAAAGAAAAATTCCAAAAAAACATTATTCTCAATTATATTTTGCACCCGAATTTTTTAAATTTACGAATACACTTTTACCTAATAAGTTTCCATCACTTAACGGCGACCACCCAAGATTAATTATTCCTTTTTTTGATAAGGAAAATGTTTTCTTTGGTTATCAAGGCAGAGCATTTGGAAAAGAAAATCCAAAATATATTACTATAATGTTAAAAGAAAAAAATAAAATATTTGGTCTTGATAGAATTGATTCTAACCAACATATTTTAGTTGTTGAAGGCCCGATTGATAGTCTGTTTCTTGATAATTGTCTTGCTGTTGCTGGTGCAGATTTTAAATTAGATATTGATGAAAAAGATTATACGGTTATCTATGATAACGAACCAAGAAATGTAGAGATAATAAGAAGAATGGAAAAATCAATTGAACAAAATCAATCAATTGTAATTTGGCCTGACAATATTGAAGAAAAAGATATTAATGATATGATACTTTCTGGGAAAACTTCTGTTGAAATTCATAGAATTATAAGTAAGAATACTTTTTCTCATTTACATGCTAAAACTAGATTAATAAACTGGAAGAAAATTTAAGGAGATATAAACAAATGCAAAAAAACTTACCTACTCAATATCAACAATTTATTCATTTATCAAGATATTCAAGATGGATGCCTCAGGAAAATAGACGAGAAACATGGGAAGAAACAGTATCAAGATATTTTACTTTTTTTGAATCTTATTTACAAAAAATGCACAAATATAAACTGACAGATAAGTTGCAAAATCAACTGAAAGACTATATTTTAGACTTAAAAATTATGCCATCTATGAGATGTCTTATGACCGCTGGTGAAGCACTTGAAAAAGAAAACATAGCAGGATATAATTGTTCGTATGTCGCAGTAGATAAACCACAAGCATTTGACGAAATTCTTTATATTTTAATGAATGGAACTGGAGTAGGATTTTCTGTTGATAGACAATCGGTTAATAATCTTCCAGATGTCGCAGAAGAATTTCATCCTAGTGATACAAAAATAGTTGTCGCAGATTCAAAACTTGGTTGGGCAAAAGCATTCAAAGAACTTCTTGCGATGTTATATCATGGACAAATTCCAAAATGGGATTTAAGTAAGGTAAGACCAGCAGGAGCACCATTAAAAACTTTTGGTGGTCGTGCATCTGGGCCAGAGCCATTAGATGATTTATTTAAATTTTCTATTAAGGTAATGCGTAGTGCCGCTGGTAGAAAACTTACTTCTCTTGAATGTCATGATATTATTTGTAAGATTGCAGAGGTTGTTGTTGTCGGTGGTGTAAGACGTTCTGCATTAATTTCTCTTTCTAATTTATCTGATGATAGAATGAGAGATGCAAAGACTGGAAGATGGTGGGAAACAGAACCACAAAGAGCACTTGCAAATAATTCTGCGATATATACAGAAGTGCCAGATATGGGTATTTTCTTAAAGGAATGGAAATCTTTATATGATTCTAAATCTGGTGAAAGAGGAATTTTTAATCGTGCTGCTGCTGTTAGGGTTGCTTCTGAAAATGGTAGAAGAAAAACTGATGGAATCGAATTTGGAACTAATCCTTGTTCTGAAATTATTTTACGTTCAAGAGAATTCTGTAATTTATCAGAAGTTGTGGTAAGAGCAGAAGATACTATGGAAACTTTAAAAGAAAAAGTAAAACTTGCAACCATTTTAGGAACTTTTCAATCTACATTAGTCAATTTTAAATATATTGCTAAAGAATGGAACAGGAATTGTGAAGAAGAAAGACTTCTTGGAGTTTCACTTACAGGTATTATGGAATGTCGTTTTACAAATGGTAAAGAAAGTGGTTTAGAAGAAAGATTACAAGAATTAAAACAAATTGCAGTTGATACAAATAAAAAGTATGCAAAAGATATTGGTATTAATCAATCAGTTGCAACCACCTGTGTTAAACCATCTGGAACTGTAAGTCAATTAGTAGACAGTGCTTCTGGAATACATACAAGACATAATCCATTTTATATTAGGACTGTGCGTGGTGATGTGAAAGACCCATTGACCCAATTAATGATTGATGTTGGATTTCCTTATGAAGAGGATTACATGAATAAACATAGTATTGTTTTTTCCTTTCCACAAAAAGCAGATAAAGATTCTGTTTTTAGAACTGATATGAGTGCAATAGAACAACTGGCAATTTGGAAAACGTATCAAGAGCATTGGTGTGAACATAAACCATCTGTAACTATTTCTGTGAAAGAAGATGAATGGATGGCAGTTGGTGCTTGGGTTTATGAGAATTTTGACTATATGTCTGGTGTATCATTCTTGCCGTATAGCGACCACATTTACAAACAAGCTCCTTATCAGGATTGCACAGAGAAAGAGTATAACGAATTTGTAAAGAAGATGCCGAAAGATGTGGACTGGGGATTACTAAGTAAATATGAACTAACTGACCAGACTATCGCTAGTCAAGAATTAGCGTGTAGTGGGCCAGAAGGGTGTGATGTAACCTTTACTACTCCAACGGGAATCGCTGGTATATCATAGGGAAATATATGTTGCCACAACCATTTTAAAGGGGCATTTGGGCGCTGTTAATAGCGACAAGGGTGTTTGTATCCTACCCTTTAAAATGATAAAAAATGATTGATTTGAAATGATAGAAAATGTAAATTTATATGGTAGTGGAGTTGTTTCTGTTGGTATCGACTATAGTATGAGTAGTCCTGCTATATGTTTATCGTATGCCGAAGAAGTATCTTGGCAAACTTGTAAGATTTTTTATCTAACCGACAAGAAAAAATACTTAGGGCATTTTGCTGAAGATAAAATTATTGGTCAACAGATACATACAGATTGGACATCTCAGCAAGAAAGGTTTCATTCACTTTCGAATTGGATAATGGTACATTTGAATCTAGATACTGATGTGAAGGTATACCTAGAAGATTATTCTTTTGGAAGTAAAGGCAGAGTTTTTAACATAGCAGAAAATACTGGCATCTTAAAATATAATCTTTATCTACAAGGCAATCCTATTATCTTGTTACCACCAAGCATTATAAAAAAATATGCTACTGGAAAAGGAAATGCTGATAAAGAATTAATGTATGAAGCATTCTATGATGAAACCAAAATTGATTTACAAAATATTTTGAATTCTTCTATATCAAACCCTTTGACTGATATAGTTGATGCTTATTTTATTTGTAAATACGGGAAACAATATGAGCAAGAACAAAATTAATAATAATGATTTTATTACTACAAAAATAAACAAACTTTTGTCACAATTAGAAATTCAAGTGGAACAAGTTTTTGGAGAATTCTCTGAGGACGAACTTAAAGAATTACTTGATAATGATTTAGGTGAAATTATTTTTAATTGGAAAGGACAAGCACAAGAAGAACGAGGTCGCAGAAATCAACAAAAATTGATTGATTTTACTCTAGGCAAACAACAATAATACCCAATTAGCAAATTTTTAAAACTTTTTTTTATAAATATGAATAACCACAAAGAGAGTGTTAGAGGTTTCATATGCATAAAATATTTTTATTTTGCCTGATATTAATGATTACATTTACGCCATTAAATACTGTTTTTGCAACAGACAATTCTACATCAAATCAAACTAATGCAAGTGGCAGTAACACTTCTATAAGTGGTGGGTATACTAGCACAACTACAAACCAAAATGACGGACAAACTAATACTACAACTAGTACCACAACCAATTCATCAACATCAAATCAAAAATCTATACCTGTTGGAAATGCAAGTGCGCCTTCTATGTCAAGTTATTCACAAGACCTTTGTACAGTTGGTGTAAGTTTTGGTGTACAAACACTTGGTCTTGGTGTAGCAGGTGGAACATATTTTACTGATGAAAATTGTGAACGAATGAAATTATCAAAACTTCTTTATGATTATCAAATGAGAGTTGCATCAATAGCTATTCTTTGTCAAGATGATAGAGTATTTTCTGCGATGGAACATGCTGGTACACCTTGTCCATTTGAGGGAAAGATTGGTAGTGCAGCTAACGCACAATGGAAAAAATATGATATAGAAAGACCAGATTATGATAGATACACAGATAAACTTAAAAAGAGAGATTATATCAATCAAAAATTAAGTAAAGAAGCACAAGCTAAAATTGATGCGATTAGAAGAGAAGAACAAAGAAAAGCAGAAATTGAAACTAAAAGAAAAATGAAAGAATTGGAAAAATTACAAGAGGAAATTAAAAAAGAAGAAAAAGGTAATATTCCAAAGAAAGAAAAGAGTTCTTGGTTTAACTTTGATTTTAAAATTGAACATTTAGACACTAAACCTGTTGACTTTTCAGGACACCAAAGTGTTGGTGGAGTTAAACTTCCACATAACACAGACTAATTATTGGAGAATATTTTGTTCAAATTGGTTAAAACTATATTAAAGTATCTTTTCATAGTTTTTATAATTTTTTGGTTAACTATTGCAATCTCAAGAGCAGATGTTACTTCAACATCTGTAGATGTTGTTCAACAAAACACACCACAACAAGGTGATATCACAACTACCACAACAACCACAACAAACACAACAACCACAACAACTGTACCAGGTTATAATCAAAATGTTGTTTCAGAACAAACAACACAAACAGGAGATGTTTTAACAAACTCTACTTTTGGTACAGGTACATCATATTCAAATGATGGTTGGACGATTACTGGTTATAATCAGGGGCATAATGCACTAAACCAAGCAGGTGGTAATTCACCAGGCGGTTCTTTTGCCTCTGGATATAATTCCAAATTAGAACAAAGTATATCTGTTAAAGATGATGGTGAACTATCACAAGCAGAAATTAATAATGGATTTCAATCTGAATTATCATCAGATATATGGTATTGGAACGGGTATGATAATACTGTTACAATGACACAAACTATAACAGGTGCTAGTGGAAGTGTAACGACACAAGAAAGAATAATATCTGGGAAAAATGCTATTAATACTGGTGGTGTTTATGTTAATTATACTGATACTTACATTAACAACGGAAATACAGAAACAGATTATACTATTAAAGTAACTGTAAAAAATGATGGTCAGAATAATATCATTTACGGTCATTCTGGCCCAGATTTTGATGATATAGAATTAGATATAGAATATAATGAGATTACTACTCAATGGGTTGACCCAGTTACAACATCAAGTACAGTTATAACAGAATCAGTTAGCGCAGCAATTGTATATTGCTGGGAACAAACACCATCAACTTGTCCCGATGAAGGTATAACTGATACGGTTGAGGAGATATTTGAAGACCTTGAAACAGTTGAAAATTTAATTGAAGAACGATTTGAAGAAGAAGAAGTATATGTTGGTGAAGAAATAGAATATTTTGAAGAAGAAGTCTATTTAAAAGAAGAAGAAGTTTTTGAAGAAGAATTTAAAACAACTATAGTAGAAGAAGATATTGAAGATATGTTTGCTGGTGTTTTTGATGGAATGGAAATGGGTGATATCTTTGATTTTTTTGAAACAGATAACGATATGGTAAATGTAGATGATTTGGATATGACAGAAGAAACTTTTGAAGAATTTGAAGAATTACCAATGATAGACGGTTTTGAAGAATTTGAAGAAATGTCAGATGAAATATATGAAGAATTAGATATGCCAACGGATATGTATGAAGAACTACCACCAGCACCAGAAATGGAAATAGAATCAGAAATTGATATGGATATTGATGAAGGACAAACGACAACATTTCAAACTGATATTGTCGGTGATGAACCAGAAGATATGACTACTGATATGGAAACAGAAACAGAAATTGATATGGATATGGATGAACAACCATCTAGTATGACATTTGAAAGCACTGTTGATGATGATGAACAATCATCTAATATGACATTTGAAAGCACTGTTTCTAATGATGAATCAGAAGAATTTAATGACGATGAATCGGTTGAAACAGAAGATTTAGTTGCAGATGCATCAGAAGAAGTGGGTGAAGAGCCTATCGTAGAAGAAGAACGACCTACTACAGAAACATTTACAAGTATGTCAAATGAAGAAGAAGTAGTTGAAGAAGAATCTACTGGAACAGAAGATGACTTAATTGCAGAAGCAGATGAAGTAACTGAAGAAATGCCTACTGAAACTACAGAAGACGCAGTTGAATCAGAACCAATTGCTAAAGCAGATGATGTTGAAGAAGAAGAAGTAGATGCTCCAACTGAGGAAAAAGAAGAAAAATCAACTCTTATATCTAAAGAAGAATCTGATGAAGAAGAAGATAAACCAAAAGATAAAAAATCTGATGTTAAAACAAGTAAAGTAAAAGATAAAACAAAAATTGTAAAAGATAAAACAAAAATTGTAAAAGCAGAAGAACAAAAACAAGAAAAAATTGAACTGAAATTAGATGTTGATAAACTTACTGCAAAGATTGAAGAGAAGGTTAAAGATGTAGATAAACAATTAATCGCTGTAAATTATATTATATCACAAGTGATGATAAAGAATCAACCGAACATAACTGAAGCGTATAAGAATATAAATGGTCGTTTTTTTGATAATCGGCAATTATATAAAAACCAATCAGACGTGTATCAGAATAATAATGTTATGTTAAGTGAATATAACCATAGCATTTACGAAAAACAAAATACTGTTCTTGTTGCTATGTCTGGTGACGATGGAATGTTAAAGTATCAAACTGACCTAAATAATGCCAGTAATAAAAGAAAGCAATTAGAACGAGAATTATATATTCTCCAAACAAAAAAGAGGTAATTAAAAATGGACTTAAAATCATTATCAGGAAATTTTTCTCAGTATGCAATTATACTTGGTGTGGTCATCACACTCGGGGGTGGTTTCGTAGCGTGGGGCCAATTCAACGCAAGACTTGACGGCATAGAGAAATCACAAGGAAGTGGAGCAGTAGAAGCACTTCAAAAAAGAGTTGCAACACTAGAGACATCCAACGAAGTGTTGAGCAAGACCATCGATGTGATAGATGCTAAAATGGCTGAGTTGAAATTAAAAGTAAGTAACCCTTTGGGTAACTAAAATTGACAAATTCTTTATAATATGTTATAATTTTGTATTAAAGGAGAATCAGTATGTCACCACCGTTAGAAACAGATACCCGTTCATTTGATTTACTCTATCAGCATATGGGTCAGATAGTCGAGGAGTATTGCACCAGTCAATCCCCAGAATTAGATTTCGATTGGGACGGTGACGAAATCGTCATCGGAGATTATGACGATAAGGGAAAAGAGCACGCTGAAGAAATTATGAAAAACTTAGAAAATGCTGATTTAATTGC